TTGCAGTTTCTGGAATCAAAACTCGTTCTGGTATTATACGAGAGCGGAACAGGCGAAGTTTATAGACAACAAGTCCGTCAGGTTTCAGGTGAGGAAACTGAACACCGAGTTTCTTAATGAGTGGTGCCAGCGACACAATATCCCCTACGTGGTTGCTCATCTTGTTAAGGTAACGAACGATATGGTTAGGCTTCCAGGGCCTCTGGAATTGTAAAATATGACCGAAGATTATATTTGCGATGAATGTGGTGAAGTAGTAAGAACTCAAAAGCCATTTACTATAACCCAACTATAAAGATATGAAGAAAGATAAATTCAAAAGAAAACAATTAGTTAAATTAGTCAATCCCATTACACCTTTCGGGCTTAATGCAGAAATTGGTGCATTAGCAGTTGTTATTGGCAAAGATAAAAATTGGCTAAACATTAAATGGCTTATTGGAGACAAAGGGGTAAAAGGCCAACAGGATGGTAATTATTCAAGGGAAAACTTTGAGATATTGGGTGAACTACCTCAATTTTGACCCCCCAATAATATGAAGAAAGACACAATTGCATTTATTTTTTTCCTGATTTACTTTATGGCGATGAGTATCATTTTGGGCGGGCTCGCGGTATACGGGTTAGTGTTACTCGCCAGATTACTGGGTTTACTCAATTAACTGGAGGAAACGTAGGGAAAGAATGTTGGGGGTCTTCTCGCCCGTATTGGCATTTTTTCTCTACGTTCCCCTGGTTGTTTACAATTATCGTTGTCGGGTTTACAAATGTTTGTAAACTATAAATGTGTTATAATAAATATGTGCCAATACGAATACGATGCGTGGAGAGCATCGGGACAATCCCATACTGCGGCTAAAGAGTTTTTAGAAACATCAAGGGGAGATTATAACTCGAAGAAATATCGCAGAGTATGGACTAAAAACTTCCGATATTGGGAAGATAAACTAAAGAGGAGGGAAAATGTTAAACCCAATCAATGAAAATCAGGAGTTATCAAGAGAGTGGAAACGACTTATCGAGTTTGCCCGCGAACTTCAATTCGGGGAAATGACTGTGAGTATAAGGGATGGAAAACCCGTCTATGCAGAGATGATTAAACAGACGATACGCTTTGACGGGCCTTCTGTGGAAAAACGATTTGACACCAGAGTATCGCAAGAGGTATAATATAAATAACAACTGAAACAAAGGACGTAGTGGGAGAACCAAAGCGTTCAAGTGCGTATCTCAATTCTTTTGATTGGGGTAACTGCTTGAGCGCTTTCTTTTATGGATGAACAACCTATTAAATTGGAAGAGAATTGGAGAAACCCAGACGGAACATTGAAGCCTGGTCATCCAGATTTAGGTGGAGGTAGGCCAAAGGGTAAGACAATAAAGGAGCGCGTGATGGATTGGCTTGAAGAAAACCCAGACGATATGAGGGCGTTTGTTGAGCATTTTGTTAAGGAGAATAAAGAACTCGCGTGGCAAATGCTTGAGGGTAGGCCTCAACAAAAAACAGATATTCAAAGCGGAGGTAAACCAATACCAATACTTAATGTTTTATTCCATCACAACGGCGACAAGGAGAATATCGGAGATGACGAAAAGGATTCAGTATAGTTCTTTATTTGATACAGCGCGCGCAGGAAGACACGGAGTCAACGTTGACAAGCATCGTATCGGAATCGTTCCCTCACTTGAAAAGAGGCGTTATGAGAGATTTCCTCTTGGTGATGGAATCCCATAAATACTTTAATCCAGACAGTTGGAACAAAACGGATTATGTATACACGTTCGAATCTGGTTCGAAGATTGAGTTCTTCTCGGCAGACCAACCAGGTAAGGTGCGCGGCCCGAGGCGCGATAGGTTGTTCATTAACGAAGTGAATAATATCTCGTATGAGACCTTTGACCAATTAGAGGTGCGTACAAAAGATTTCATCTTTCTTGACTGGAACCCCGTAAGCGAGTTCTGGTTTTACACAGATATTCTTGGCAAGAGAGATGATGTCGAGCACATCAAACTTACCTATAAGGACAACGAGGCGCTTGATATAAACCTTATTCGCGCCATTGAGCAACGGAAGGGGAACAAGAACTGGTGGAAGGTATACGGGCTCGGGGAACTCGGAGAGATAGAGGGGAAGATTTATCGGGATTGGCAGATTATAGATGATGTTCCTCACGAGGCGCGCCTTGAGAGATACGGATTGGACTTCGGATATACCAACGACCCAACGGCGATTGTCGCGATTTATCATCACAACGGAGGTTTGATATTCGATGAGGTTACTTACCAAAGGGGGCTTACGAATCGTCAGATAGCAGATGTTTTCAATACAAAAGAAAAGGCGCTAACCATAGCGGATTCCGCAGAGCCTAAAAGCATAGATGAACTTAAGGAGTATGGGTTGAATATACAACCATCTCATAAGGGTAAGGGTTCTGTGCTTCAAGGTATACAGTATGTTCAGGCTCAACGGGTAAGCGTAACAAAAAGGAGTTTGAATATAATCAAGGAGTATCGCAATTATCTGTGGGCTACCGACAGGGATGGAAGGGTAATCAACGAGCCAGAAGGAGGGTTTGACCACACAATGGACGCGATACGTTACGGGCTCACCACATACAAGACGTTCGAGCCGCAAGATGAAGATTTTAATTTATATGCGAGTCAAGATTATAAATAACTATGGCTAAAGACGAAAAAGAAATAGACGTGGACATTGAGCGAGAGGCGATTGCTCTCGTTCAGGGCGAAAAGGATTCGTTTGAAGACGCAGTTGTTTTCGTTACCGAGAAGGTAGCGTTTCAACTTCGCAATCTTATCAGGCGCCTTCGCAAGAACTATTGGGGAATCTTTGACAATACGACAGACCCCAATACCAAGAAGGAAAAGACCTGGATACCTCTTACCGAGTCGGTGTGTGATGACTATGTGAAGAATATAGACCTCGATTCGAAAGACGTGAACTGGCGCGCGAAAAGAGGAATCGCCATTAAGTTGGTTGATATTGTGCGAACCATCGTAAAGAACTGGCTTGATGCGAATTACTTTGGAGAGTCCCTCGATACGATGGAACGGGGGCTTGCGATTGATGGTTCGTATGTGTGGAAATCAGTAGAGACGAAAGTAAACGGAAGGGGGAAGATGAAACGAATGGATGTTGACCTTCTGAACCTGTATTTCGATATGACGGGACACGAGAGTTTGAACGAGAAGTATCGTATAACCGAGCGTTCGATTCAGAATGTTTCTCAAGTGAAGGCGATGGACGGATGGATAAATACGGAGTTGGTTGTCGCTTCCGAGGGGCTTCACCCTATAGAATCGCGTCTCGGGGTTTCGCAACAAAATCCCAAATCATCCAATGATATTGACGTATGGGAAACGTGGGGGAAGATACCGAAGTATCTTATTACTGGAAAGAAAACCGACAAAGATGAGATTGAGGGACATATCGTGGTTTCTGGGATTGAGGGGAAGGGGCCACAGGTTCATTTGATTGAGGAAAACGTCAAAAAAGACGAGGAGGGGAATGTCATACGTCCTTATTCGGAGTTTCATACAAAGCGTATTCCTGGAAGATGGCTTGCGCGCGGGCCCGCAGAATCAGTAATGATGCTCCAGTTTTGGCTTAACACCATCGTGAACATTCGGATTACCCGTTCGATGGTATCGCAGTTGGGCATATTCAAGATTAGGAGAAATCGGGGAATTACGCCCGCGATAATGCAGAAGGTTGCCGCGAACGGAGCAATACTCGTTGAAGATATGAAAGACCTTGAGCAGTTGGTGATTCAGGAAGCATCGCAAGCGTCATATTTGGACGAGGATAATATCAAGAATTGGGCGAGAAGGGTTACCAGTACCTTTGAATCGGTAACGGGAGAGAAACTTCCCGCATCAAGGCCCGCTACTAATGCGGTGTTAGAGACAAGAGCCGCACAATCATCGTTTGTAATGATTAAGAATGGAATCGGAATTGGTATTCAGAAGTGGATTAAACAGCAGGTTCTCCCTATTTTGACAAAGGGATTAAGGACTGGAGACATCGTGCGCCATACGGGGACAGTAGATTCTCTCCGTGCGTTTGACGAATATGTGGTTAATCAGATGACGTTTAATCAACTGGATAAGATTAACAAGCAGGGAGGCAGAGTGAACGCAGAAGTGGTCGTGAAGGAGATGCAACGCGCGCTCGCGAAACTTCGTGAGATGGGAGAAGATAGGTTTGTTGACATCATCAAGAAGATTGACTTCTCTCAATTTGATGTTCAGGTGTTCGTAACGGATGAGGAGATTGATAAGGGTGTTCTCTCGCAAAATCTTATTGCCGCGATGACCGCCGCGCCTCAATACCAGAAGGTTCTTATCAGGCACTTGTTTGATGTGATGGGGTTGCCGATGAATGAACTCGAGCGAGCGGAAAGCGAAACCCCAGAAATGACACAACCGACTCAACCGACAAAGGCGGAAACAACCACTCCCTCAAGAGTAGGAACGCAAAATGCAACGGAATTAGTAAGCCGTGCTAACGCAGTCGCAACTGTATGACCCGAGAAATAGACCCCGAGACACAAAAGGTATATTCCGAGGGAGAGCACTTGATGTTAATGGCAAGAAGCGAGGGTTGGGGAATCGCGAAAAGGAAACTACTTCAACTGATTGCCGATACGGAAAGTTTGAGAAACGTGGCGATAAAAGAAAAATCCCCCGACAGTATTATTCAGGAGGTTATTGCGAAGCAGTTGGCGGTGGAAATGATTATTACTTGGCTTGGAGAGATTGAGGGAGATGTTTCTCAACATACCTTACAAACGAAACAGCAAGTTGAAGACCAGAGAAGGGATGATATTTATAAGACATATGGCGATAGTGGCGAGGAGTAGGGCATTCGTAGGGAATTATCAAGAGGATATTCCCCACGAGTTCCTTATTAAAAGGTCGGAGGGACTTAAGACTAAACGACTTAATTTATATGGTTGACGATAACCTTACCCCAGACGAAACCTTACCTCCAGATGGAGGCGGTGATGGGACGGCTTCGGGAAACCAAACGCCTTCGGGCCTGAAAGATGCATTGGGAAAGGCGCTCGGCAAGGAGTTTCCTGACGATAACGCCGCTCTCAAGGCGGTTAAGGACACGTTCTCTCACGTAGGGGACGTAGGCATTCTTAACTCGCTTAAGGGAGCAATGGGCGAACTTAAGGACTCTCTTGGTCTTTCAAACGACCAGGAAGTGGTTACTTATATGCGCGACATTGCCAAAGGAGGAGGAACCCCAGGAGCGTTTGATTCAAACAAGTTCGTATCACGCGAGGAGTTTGATTCAAGTACGTTCTTTGCGGCTAATCCCGATTTGAAACCCTATGCTCGCACTATTGGGGCGTTTCGGGTTAAACCCGAGAACTCGGGAAAGACAATCCAAGAGATTGTTGATTCCGATGATGACCTCAAGGGTGTTCTTTCAAAAGTTCGGGCCCACGATAAGGCGGAGGAGTCGAAGTCTGTGTTACAGAGTAACCCAAGACTTGGACAAGTCCGTGATAAGGTTTCTTCCTCACGGGAGGCCCTGAAAGCGGGAGATACGGAGCAGGCGGCGCGAGACGCCACCGATGCCGTTATTGACGCTTACGGGTTATAACCTTATCGGGCGTTCAGGTTTTGGAACTTGAACAATGGCTTCAGATGCAATTCTTCGTACATACGGAGACGTTTCAGTTAAAGAAGATGTAGTTCTTAATGCTATTGAGATTTTGACCGCCAAAGAGACGCAGATTTCTAATTTGGTTGGTCGAAGTCGTGCTATCAGCACCATCCACTCATATCTGACCGATACTTTGAAAACTGCGGCATCGCTCGCGGTTGAAGAAGCGGCAGATTACACCGCAACGGCGAACACCACGCCTTCCCGTCTTACCAACATTGTTGAGATTATTGCCAAGAACTTCAAGGTTTCAAGAACACAACAGCAAGTTCAGCACTTTGTCGGCGAGAATGAACTGCAACGGCAGACTCGCAAGGCATTGCTTGACTTTGCTAATGCTCTTGAGTTCGACCTTGTTCGTTCTACCTTGACTTCTGGTCTTTCTGGTACAGCACCGAAGATGAGTGGAATAATCGAGGCAATCAGCAAGAGCACGAACTACACCACGCAGACGTCTACCACGCAATGGGCGGCCACAATGCTTAACGCATTGATGGAAGCAAACTGGACTAACTCTAATGGAGACGTAGCAACCGACCTCTTTATGGGTGCGGCGTTACGGACGGGTACAGACAATTTTACCCAGAAGTCCAACATCGTGGTAAACAACCCTGGCGGACAGACGAAACTGGTACGAACTGTTACTACCTACGAGACCGCATTTGGAACTTTGAGTATCCATACTCACCGCTACGTATATCAGTCTACCGATGCGCATCAGCGTGTGCTTGCGATTAACCCCGCAAAACTCGCTTTGGCTTGGTTGCAACTTCCTTTCGTTGACGCAGGGCTTGCGCGCTCTGGCGACTACGACAACCGAGCGGTTGTAGGAAAGGCTACCCTCGAAGTTCATAACCAGGATTCAAACTGGTTCTGTGCGGGACTCAAGTCCTAACCATCGAACCCACATATCGGTTTTTTACTCAAGGTATGTTCCCTATCCAATCATTGGAGGATAGGGGAGGAACCAATGACCTCCTCTGTCTTCCAAGTTAACAATCGTTAACTAATCACATATGCCGTTAACAACACCATACAAAGGAGAAATGCAGAAGGATTTTGTTGCGCGATGTGCTAAATCTGTACCGATGAAGCGGGATTTTCCCGACAATAAACAGCGTATCGCCGTTTGCTTTTCCAACTGGAGAAAGATGCACGGAGGTAAAAGGCCCGCATAATTATGGGGATACTAACAGGCAGAGAAAGCGCGTTTAATCCTATCCAGAAACGTATCGTTTCATATGTTGACGCATACAAGGAACTGTTTTCCGAGGAATACAAGAATATCTGCGAAGCGATTAAGGCGAAGCGCAAGGGTATGGTAATGCCTTACGGAGAGTTCCCTGGGATGAAGGGAGACAAGGGGGGAATCATTGTCAGGAAATTAGGAGAGATACCCGCTACGCTTCACGCTATTTTCACTACGAGATTAACAGAGGAAGAATCGAAGTATTTACAAAGTAAAACAGGAGCGCGTTGGTTTTATAAGACCTTCGCAGAGTTTAGAATAACAAAAGAGATATAGTGAAACTTGCTTTTGCGGCTATAATAAAGCCCTCGGATGAAGAAGCAGACCTTATGGCGCAGTTGTTGGCGAACGTATCGCCACACGTGGACGGCTTATTCATCACTATTACAGGGCATAATAAAAAGTGCGAAGAAGTGGCAAAACTGTTTGGTGCGCATATTTCTCATTATAAGTGGGACAAGGACTTCGCCCGAGCGCGGAGTTTTAATTTTTCCCAGGTTCCCAAGGAGTACGATTTTATTCTATGGGGAGATGCGGACGACCAGTTTCGAGGTCTTGAGAAACTTCGGGAGACAATGAAGCAACATCCAGGGATTGATGTGTATCTTATGGATTATCTTTACTGGTTTGACGAATGGGGAAATCCGACAGTTGTTCATACAAAAGAGCAGATAGTGAGGAACGATGGGTGCACGGAATGGCAGGCGCTGTTTCTCCACGAGGGGCTCGCGCCCAAAAGAATTGTAGAGATTAAAAAGATTGAGGGAATAGAACGGATACACGTTTCGACAGAAAAGAGGGCGAATGAGGCGAAGGAAAGAAATATAGACATAGCATTAAAGGCGATAAAGGTATTCAAGAATGACCCGAGGGCGTGGTGGAACCTTGCTAATTCTTATAAAGCATTCAACGAACACGATAAGGCGATTGAATCCTACGAGAAGTTTATTTCAATGTCTCGCTCTGATGACGAGAAGTATCTCGCTCGAGTGCGTATAGCGGAAGCGTTTTGGCTCGCGGGGGATTACTCGAGGGCG